TTATAAATTAAAAGTGCGTCCATATGGAGTTTATCCTCTATTTAAACGCCTATTATTTAAAATCGCTTTGCACCCCTTTGAGCAAGGGTTGGTTCCTTTTTGGGATCGTGCTAAAGCCCCTGACTCTATTAGCGCTTATGGCTTTTCTACGTTTTATGGGGGTGGTAAACGTATCCTGGAATGGATAAACTACTCGCGCCTAGATAGTCTTGCTATTATAGGGGATCCTAACGATCCTCTTAAGAATATGCATTTTAAAGGTGTAGCATACGGAGACGACCAAATTTGGGTTTTCGTTGATGCTGCTGGAAGAATGTTTATTTTGGTTCCTGATGTAAGAGCTATGGATATGTCGACTAAAAAGGTCAATGCTGTTAGAACAATGAAGCATTGTGGTCAATTTGGTCCAGTCCCTTATGAACACCAAAAGTTATTGGCTTTTGCGTTAATGAACGCATACAATACTGGGATGTTAGTAGGGGGTCCATACAGGTTACAGAAAACTAATAGTGTACTATCGGGTGTGAATGGGACCACTTTTCACAATATGAATTCTAGTGCCGATATTCAGTGTTGTGCTAACACCTATTTTGCTAGTCACGACGTCTATTTTGAAAGAGATGACGCCGAGAAGAACAATGGTGTTTGCTTTGTCGATGCCCTTAAAGAAATTTTTGACATTGTCGATCACGAATTAGGTTTTCAGTTCAAGGATGTGAAGTTCCCTGCGTCTTTTGTAGATTTTGTTAGTGAGAATCATGAGATTGCGCAGTTTTTGGATAGAGGCGACGATATTTTCAAAATAGGTTTAAAGGTACCTTTCTTAAAGCAGATTGTCGTAGCGGATGTGGAGGGCCCTTATTGTAGACCAAAGGATCTGGATTCATTGTTAGGTGCACTCGTAGTGCCAGGTTGCCGTGGTAGTAATTACACGGAAACATTGAAATCCCGTATCCTAGGGTTATATTTAACGGGGCTATGGTGTAGTGAGCGGTATAGTAAGTATTGTGTTGCAAAATATAATGCTCTGTGCGCGGCTGAAGTGGATGTTAGGGTGGGGGTTATGGAAGAAGATGAATATGATGCTGAGTTCAAGCAGACTAATTCGTTTGTTGCAGAGTTGGCCGAAAGACTTAAATGGAATACCAGTGATGGTTTACCTAGTTTTTGGTGTGTGCGCGATATGTATGTACTGTCGAAAGAAGAGTTTCGTTTAAAGTACGTACATAAAGTACAGTTATTCCGTGAGGAATCAACAAATGCCCCTTACTCCCCTGATGAATCCCTGTTGGAGAGTACATATGAGCCGGATCTTCCTGATGATCTTACGTTCGATGATTTGTTAACCGGTAGCACCGCTAGTTTGGATATGGGAGAAACGTATTCCAAGGGTGTTTTAGGCCAGACAATCGGACTTAGTGAAGAGGAGAAGAGTAGAAGGTTTGCTAAGAGAATGGCGCGTTACGCTGCTAATATAGCGTTGCGTAATCAACAGTCAAATACTCAGCATCATCATGTGTCCGACGATGAGGAACATGAATTGGAGGAGCCCGAATATGAGGAATTTCAGGAAGAAGAGCCAGAAGATCGTCCCGAAGACGAACGTGAGCTCACTGAAGCGGAACAGGATGAACTCGAAGAACGAAATCATTTACGCCAATTAGGGTGGGATGAAGCAAAAATCGATGATTACTTTCAGAGTGGTCAAGCAGATGCTTCAGACGAAACCTTTTATGGTGGTGAAGATGATGTTCATGATATGGGGAAATATGCTGACTTTGTTTATGGTCAGTCCAGTGTGGATGGATAAGTATTTCCTAGTCTGTCGAGGAGTCTGTGTGTAGTGCTAGTGGGTTTACTGTAGTCGGTTGTTAT